GGTTACACAGGTACATATGCTACGGCAGCTGGTGAACAATTAGGTAAAGACATGAGAGAAATTGGATTTAGTATTTCTAAAAAATCAGTAGAAGCTAAAACAAGAAAATTAAAAGGTAGATACTCTGTGGAAATGTACCAAGATTTAAAAGCACAACACGGTTTATTAGCAGATGAAGAAATTATGTCATTAATGTCATATGAAATTCAAGCTGAAATTGATAGAGAAGTTGTTGATTTTGTTAATGCTAATAGTACAATTTTAGCTGATACTGCTTTCACTGCTGATTCAACAGATGGAACAGGAAGATGGGAAATTGAAAAATACAGAAGAGAAGTTATTAGAATTTCTAAAGAAGCTGCTCAAATCGGTATTGATACAAAAAGAGGTCAAGGTAATACATTATTAGTTTCTCCAAAAGTTGCTACAATGTTAGAACAAGTTGGAAAATTCAAAGTTGCGGAAGTTAACGGACCTGATGGTGTTAAATCTCCAATTTCTGGTGGTGTTGCTGGTATTTTTGACGGAAGATTTAAAGTAATTGTTGATCAATATGCTACTTCAGATTACGCAACTGTATTATATAAAGGTGCAGATAGAAGAGATGCAATGGGCTTCTTTGCTCCATATGTACCTTTATCATTCCAAAAGGTAACAAACACTGATTCTGGTCAACCAGCAATCATAGCGGCTACTAGATATGCTTTAGATACAATCCCAGGAGTTGAATCTTCAATCTCTAATGATAGAGCTAAAACATACTCAAGATCGTTTGGAATTGATTTTGCCAATACAATTCTTAACTAATTTTAAACTAGGAAATATTTCCTAGTTTAATATACTCTATAAAAATAAGCTACTAAAAATTAATAACTTTTTTATTATAATAAAATAAAAAAGGAAATTAATGATAAAACAAAATAAATCTCAAAAAATTAAAAAGTGTATTAATTATAGATTATTAAAACATAATTTATATTCATATGATTATAATCTTATAAATAATAAAGCTTATAATAAAAGAAAATACAGCTCTCTTTTTGCTAATTATATTTGGAATGAAACATTAAATATAGATTTAGTAACTAAAATATTATTAAAATATTCAAAACAAAAAATCTTTAATATAATAAAAAATTCACTAAATTTTTTAATTCCTATTTATGAAAAAGAATATAATTTGGATTTCAATACAAATGATAAATATAGAATATTATCTTTTAATAAAACACCATATTATTGCAAACATTGTGGAAAAAGATTTTTTAAAAATAATACATATTGTTCAGTATTGTGCTTAAATCAACATAAAGTTTCAGATGAGAATTATATATTTAATTTAAAAATGTCATTAAAGAATTATTATAAAAGAACGGATGATGAAATTTTGAAAGCAAAAAATTTAAAAATAAAAAATACACTATTGGAATATAATAAAGACAAAGAAAAAATCATATTAAAAAATAATGAAAAATGGGGTTATGATTATCCTCAATCACACCCTGATGTAATAAATAAAGGTAAAGAAACAAGATTAAATAAATATGGTAATGAGAATTATGTTAATTTAGAACAAAGAATAGAAACAAATATTATAAAATATGGAGTTAAATCTATATTGTGTAATCAGGAGTGGAAAGAACACAGAGTATATGAAAAATATGGTGTTAAAAATATTATGCAAACTGGATTATTTACTGATGAATACAAATGGAAAGAATATCCATTACCTAGTGGGAAAATAATTAAATATCAAGGATATGAAAACTATTTATTAGATGAATTATTGTTAGAATATCGCGAAGATGAAATATTAACAAGTAGAGCAGATATGCCTGAATTTTGGTATATTGGATTAGATGATAAAAAACATAGATATTTTCCAGATGTTTATATACCTAAAACAAAAACAATATATGAAGTTAAATCTGGATGGACATTGGAAAAATATAAAGATATAAATGTGTTAAAATTTCAAGCGGTCAAAGATGCTGGATATAATTTTAAGTTAAAGGTTTATAAGTAAATTCAAATAGATTAAATTTAATCTATTTGTATACCTTTGTACACTACAACAATTTATTCCAATTTTCATATTTTCCTATTTCAGATGAAAATTTTTCGTGTCCTGAGATTGTATCTTCGGTACTTTTTAAAATATTAACAATATCCTTCATAGATAACCAAACCCAGTCAATAATTTCATTATTTTCTAGCATATTTGCTCTAAAACAATATTGTTCACCTCTGCTTAATCTTCTTTCATTAAATTCTGTTATTTCATAATGCATAATTATTTCCTTTTGATTTATATAATTTATTATATACAAAAGAATATTAAAGCTAAATTAAATAACCAAAATCATTAAATAAATGTGCTCTAATAAAATATTTTTTAGATTGTATTTTATTATATAACAAATCACTAAATTCTAAATTTATTTTAGCTATTTCTGTTTCAATTTCAAGCAATCTAGCAGCGTCTATTTGCTTATCTTCTAAAGAGTTTCTTAATTCATTCATTCTCAATTCCCAAAAAGAATATTCATTATCTGATAAAATATATGAACCTGATTTTATACCTTGCAAAACTTCGGACTTATAATGTACCTTCTCAAATATATTTTTGTTATATATAATAGATTCTGCACAATATAAACCTCTTATAAAATGACTTGCTGTTTTAGGATTATATCTTTTTCTAATTGTTTTTAAATCTCTCTTAGCCATTCCTAAATATGATTTTATAATTTTAGTATTATAATAATTTAAAGCATCTCTTAGTTTAGGAAATTTTTTCTTGAATTCATTGGATTGAAGAACTTCATAATTAATTGTACTATCACCAGTAATAATATTCAAACAAAATTGCTCCAATGAAGTAAAAATATAATTAATATTATTATTTTCATCATTGTATTGAAGTTGATGATGAGAAATTAAAGTTCCTCTATTAAATACAGAATCAATATAAATAACTAATATATCTTTATCAGAATTTTCATTTTGTAAATTATACATATATGAGCCAACTTCAATTTCAAATATCTTATTTTGCATTAATTGATTAAATAATTTTTTATCTTTAAAGTGTATATTCATTTTGATTTCTTAAGTTCTTTTAATTCTTTTATTGCTTCGGTTATTAATTTTTTATCAATAATAACTTCTTCGGTAGTTGAAGAATACTTAACAAAATTAAAGTTTTCTTTCTTTAGCTCAGTTAAAATATATAATGCTTTTTTCATTTTTATCCCTTTAAAATTTTATATTTTTATATGATTTATTTGCTAAAATTGTGTTTTTATGAAATTTCATTCCTAATTTTTTACACATATTTTTAGCAAAATTATCTGCATCTTTTTCAAGAATTTTATTTTCATGAATTTCTACATCTTTATCTTTTATATATGAATTTCTATAAAAATCTTTCATATATGTTTGCTGATACCAATGTCTCATTTCGTGAAATAAATAATATGGTACTTGTAACTCGTGTTTTTTATACATAAGTATAAAACAAGTTTCAATATCAGGCATCTCATATACACACGTGCCTCCGGCATTTTTAAAAAATTCTTTTGTTTTCTTAAATGTGTGATAATATTCATATTTTCTAAAATAGTACCAAGTTAAAATTAATCCTATAAAATTATAAGGTAATATAATTAATGGCTTATTATAAGTTCTATAAATATCCGGCATTTGCGAAATAAAATAATTAATTTTATTATTTCTAGTTAATGTGAAATTTATTATTTTCATTTCTTCTAATCTTTAGTATTTTATATTCATTTGATTTTAAATGCTTAACTAAATTAATAGCATTTTGAGATTTTGTTACAAATATTTGGATTTCATTTTCTTTCTGTGTATAAATTATATGTGTATTTAGCATTTTTATCCTTTTGTTTTAATAAATTATTATATACTAAAGAATATTAAAGTTAAATTAAATTACCAATGTTTATACCTAAGAACAACATCAATTAAATTTGTATCATATTCTTCATTTAAAATTGTTTTAATTGCTTTTACTATATTATATTTTGATTTTAAACTTCTAGCTCTTGGAAATTTCATAATCAATTTTTCAAATTGATGTCTATAAGGCAAATATCTATGAATATTTTTAATACAACTTGGGATAGCTATAATTGAATCAAATTCATATCTTTTTTCATAATCTATATAATTGTATTGTCTTGCATGAAGATTTTGAATTTCTTCATTTAAAATTTTTTCCGATTCATCTTCGAGAATTATGTATTTTGAATCTTTTAAATAATCACCGTGATAATCTGCTCGGTAGAAATATTCTTTATAAAGATTATATTTTGTGTATTCTATATTAGAAATATTAAATTCTCTTTTTAAAATTTTTGTTAAAAGATCATTTTGTTTATCTGATAAAGTTTGTTTTATTTCAAATTGATTTTTTAAAGATTCAAAAATTTTCTTTTCTGATTCATTTAAAGAACTCAATTCACTTAATGATATATTGTATTTTTCGATTAAATTTGTGTTATTCATCTTAATTCCTTTTTAAATTAAATAATTATATACTAAAAATGTTTAAAGTTTTATTAAAATTTGAATTTTAAAGAATTTTTTGAACTTAAAATATAAATATTATAAAATAATCATAATGAGGTAACAATTATGGGAAAGGATATAAAATTAATGCTAGATGAAAATCACGATGGTGTAATTTCACAAGATGAAATTACTTTAGCAAAAGAAGTTCAAGATTTAAAAGATAAAATGAAAAAAAGTGAAGATCAAAGTAGAATGGCTTGGATATCATTAATAGCAATATTAGTTTTTACTGCATTTTTATTTAGTCCTTATGTTGATGTTACTAGGGTTGATGCAATAAGTGAATTTATTGGTATGTTTTATATAACATTGGCTGGAGTTGTTGCTGCATATATGGGAACACAAGCTTGGGCTATGAGAAAATCATAAAGGATAAATAATGAAACTAAAAGACGCTATAATAAAAGCATATGATACACATTGGAGTATGATAAATACTTTCACAGTTCAATTTGATTTTCCATTTAGATTTAATAATTTATTAAAAACAAAATTTGATGATTCAATAAATTTATGTATAAAATCAATTAATACTCCTGATTTTCAAAATAATCCTATTGAAGCATTTGTTGGTAATAAATGGAGAATTCAAAATGGAAGGGATGAAATATATAAATTCAGTATAACATTTAGAGATAAAGATCAAATGAGTTTATATAAATCTTTTTATAATATATACAGACAAACTAGAGAGCAATACTTTGATAATTGTTCATTTAAGGTTATAATATATAAGGATGCAGATTATTCAAATGAATATGATAAAAAACTTATGGAATTAAGTGGAACATTAATCGAAAGTGTTTCAAATTTAGCTTTTTCAAATGAAACGGGAAGTGAAATAGCTGAATTTACAGTAAATTTTAAATGCGTTTCACCAAATATATTTTAAAGGAAAATAATGCAACAAGTACAAGAACAAACACAAGAAAATTTAGAAATAAAATATGAATACACAATAGAATTGGATAAAAAATATAAAGTTAGAAAATGGAAAGCAAAAGAGAAAAAAGAATTTTTAAATTTAATTAAAAAAGGCGAATCTTTAGATGCTTTAGCAGATATATTGGTTTATAATTGTATAGATGGTAAAGCAGCTTTTAATTCAGATGAGTTCAAATATTTTTTCTCAAAAATGAGACAAATAAGTTTAGGTAATGAAATAAATTTAGAATTTTATTGTGATGAATGTAAAAGTAAATTCTTAAAAACAATAGAATTAGATAAAATAATAAAACCTTTATTTAGTAATATAAAAGATATAAAAACAAAAAATTATACTATAAAGATTGGTTCGATTAGAAATACAGATTTTTATAAGCAAATAATAAGTTCCAATTCTGAAAATTCAAATGAATATGATTTTTATTTAAGAATTAGTTCTATAAATTCTAATGATTCTATGACATTAGAAGAAATTGTTAATTTATTTGATAATATGGATATTGATGAATTTGATAGTATTTTTGAGCAATGGGAAAATATGAGATTTAAAATAGATGATACAACTTCAATTGAGTGTAATAATTGTTCACATACTGTTAGATATAGTTTTGATGAAGTTCCAGGATTCTTTCCTAGTTCTTGGTTTAAATAAGGATAAAATATGTACAAGTACCCAGTTCAAATAAATTCAAAAAAA